AAAGATGGTTTAACTCAACCATCTTTATATCTAGCAGATTTAGAAGTTGAACAATTAGATAGAAATGGTGCAGTTCTAAAGAGATATATTTTTAAACAAGCATTTCCAACTGATCTATCAGACGTTGGATTAAGTTTTGATGCAAATGATCAAATTAGTTCTTTCACATGTACATGGCAATACCAGTACTTCTCTATCGCAAATGATAGAGTAGCAAGTACTATTGCTGGAGCAACCGTACCATTTGGAGCAGGAATTTAATAAAACATGGATTTGAATCTTTTTGGAATTAGAATAACAAAGCCTAAAAAGGAATCGGCGGCACAAAAGAATCAGGGGTTTGTGACGCCGCAACCTGAAGATGGTGCAACCACTGTTGCTGCGGGTGGTTATTATGGTACTTACGTAGATCTTGATGCCACCTCAAAAACAGAATCTGAGCTTATTACTAGATATAGGCAGATGGCATTCTATCCAGAATGTGATATGGCAATTGAGGATATTGTATCGGAGGCAATCGCCAATTTGGACGATGAGCCTCCTGTACAACTTGACGTTGATGAATTAAATGTTTCACCAAATATACGTAAAGCAATACAAGCAGAATTTGATGAAATTTTAAAACTTTTAGACTTTAATTCTAGAGCACATGATATCTTTCGTAGATGGTATGTAGATGGAAGATTGTATTATCAAAAAATTATTGATGTACAAAATTCTAAGAAAGGTATAGTTGAACTTCGCTATATTGATCCTAGAAAAATTAAAAAAGTAAGAGATGTAAAGAAAGAAAAACTACCTAGTGGAGTTGAGGTAGTTAAAACAATTGATGATTTTTATCTTTATAATGATAAAGGTATTACTTATTCAGTTTCTTTTGGTTCAAGTCAACAAGTAACAAATGGAGTAGGTTTAAAAATTACTCCCGATACTATCGCCTATTGTCATTCTGGTTTAATAGACATGGAGAAGAATATTGTAATTGGATATCTCCATAAAGCTATTAAACCAGTTAACCAATTAAAGATGATGGAAGATGCTTTAGTAATCTATCGTTTATCTAGAGCACCAGAGCGTCGAATTTTCTACATTGATGTTGGAAACTTGCCAAAGTTAAAAGCAGAACAATATCTTAAAGATATTATGGCAAGATATCGTAACAAAATTGTTTATGATTCATCTACAGGTGAAATTAGAGATGATCGTAAATTTACATCAATGTTAGAAGACTTTTGGTTACCTCGTAGAGATGGTGGTAGAGGTACAGAGATTACTACATTACCAGGTGGTGAAAACTTAGGTCAGATTGATGATATTACTTATTTTCAAAATAAGATGTATCAAGCTCTCAATGTACCTATTTCAAGATTACAACCACAGACAGGATTATCCTTTGGTAGACAAGTTGAAGTTACCAGAGATGAACTTAAATTTGCAAAATTTATAAACCGTTTACGTAATAAGTTTTCAGATCTATTTAGAGATCTTTTAAAGACACAACTTATTCTAAAGGGTGTAATTGTAGAACAAGATTGGAATGAGATAAAAGAAGCAATTCGTTATAAATTTGCCGAAGATCAATACTTTAAAGAAGCTAAAGATGCTGAAATGATGCGTAATCGAGTTGACTTATTAAATCAAGTTCAACCTTACGTAGGAACCTATTATAGTCAAGCATATATTAGAAAAAATCTGTTACATTTAACAGATGATGAAATTGATAATATTGAGAAAGAAATTGCAGCAGAACCACCTCCTCTAATAATGCAACCTGGTTCTGGACAAATAAATAATCAAAGTACTGAACAAGGACAATAATTATGGATACAACCGATCAAATTAAAGACATGATTTCAACCATCATTGATGGTGACAATGTAACAGCACAAGATACTTTTAATGATCTTATTGCTACGAAGATTTCATCTGCATTGGATGATCGAAAGACAGAATTGGCGCAAACAATTTTTAACAAGGAACCAGAAAATGCCTAATTTTAGAGATTATCTTATGTCAGAAGATAATTTAGATGAGGTTCTATCTAAAGCTGATCCTGCAGCTAAATGGATCAAAGATTTTGTAAAATCTGACAATCCTAAATTTGAGGGTAAGTCAAAGAAAGAGCGTATTAAGATGGCTCTGGGTGCTTACTATGCAAAGCAACGTAATGAAGAAGTTGAATCTGTAGATGAGAGTGCTCGTGAGAGATTAGCACGTATGATGCAAGATAAAGCAATGGTTAAGAATCCACCAAAGATTCCTACTCCTGCAGAACGTAGAGCTAAAGAACAAGAAAAAGCAAAAAAAGAAGGTATGGCTAAGAAAGCTAAGGCAATACAGACACAAGAAGAAGTTGAATCTATAGATGAAATTTCACAAGAACTAAAAACTGCTTATACACAAAAAGCAAAAGCACAAGTAAAAGAACTAGAACCTTTTGCCAAAAAGAAATCTGAATATCGTGATTTAGCAAAAAATCTAATTGCAAAAAGACAAAAAGGTATTGCTAAAGCAAATGAAGAATTAGCTGATGATTCTTTAGATGAACAAATTCATCATTGGTCAGTGCACCATGGAGAAGGTACTATTAAAAATTATACTGATAAAAAAACAGCAAAAGCTGAATATGATAGAGTAAAACAAGGTCGTTATGGTAAATATGCTAAATTAGTTCCTGTTAAACAGGAAGATGTGAAAAAACTAAAATCATACGCCGATGCTGTATTTAAAAAATACGGTGCAGGTGGTGGCATAGAGGAAGGCAAGTAATAATGGCTATCATAAAAAATATTCTTAAAAAGCAAAGACAGCAAGCGGTTATTCAACTTGTGGGTGATGGGACAGCAAATATAGATTTAAAAGCAGATTTAGCTCTTGCTGATGAAATATTTCTAGGTTATGCTAATGCAAATGTGAATATTAATTCTGTAGTGTATTCTGTTCCAGAAGCAGTTACCGGATTATCTACTATCAAAAGAAGTGGTTCAAATGTACTAGTTTTTTACAGTAATGATAATTGGACCTTTTCTCAACAATTTGGTTTTGTTTTGAATCAGAATAATACTTCAAACATAACTGTTACTATACCTTCACCTGGTGGAACAGTATTTTTGGGTCTTACCAAAGCTGCTGGTTATCAAGAACCAGATCAGCAATCACAACCAAGGTAATTACACATGAAGCTAATTAGCGAAATTACTCAAGATATTCAGTACATAACTGAAGAAAAAGATTCTGGCGGTAAAAATGTCTTTATCGATGGCATTTTTATGCAGGCTGAACAAAAGAATCGTAATGGCAGAATGTATCGTAAAAATATTTTAGAAAGAGAAGTTGACAAATATCAAGCTCTAATTAACGAAAAGCGTGCTCTAGGTGAGTTAGGTCATCCTTCTAATCCAACAGTAAATTTACATCAAGCATCACATTTGATTACTGATTTACGGTTTGAGGGTAATGATGTTATAGGTAGAGCAAAGATTCTTGATACACCAATGGGTAAAATTGCAAAGAATTTTGTTGAGGAAGGTGTTCGTTTAGGTGTATCATCTAGAGGTCTTGGTTCTTTGAAAATGAATAAAGAAGGTGTAAATGAAGTACAGGATGACTTCCATTTAGCAACAGTAGATATTGTTGCTGATCCTAGCGGTCCTGATTGCTGGGTTAATGGTATTATGGAAGATGCTTCATGGCTCTATGTTGCAGGTAAAGGTTGGGTCATGGAGCAAATGAAAAATGAGATAAACAAAGGTAAATTAACAGAAGAAAAGAAATTACATTTGTTTAAACAATTCATTAATTTTATCTCAAAAAGTTAATTATTATAAATATATTTGTCAATCAATTAGGAGATTTTCATGTCAGTAGAACAAAAAATCAAAGATTTGCTAGCACGTTCTGGTGCTAAGCAAATTGATGAAGCTGCAGCAGGTAGTGGTGCTGTATCAGGAGATCTAACTCCTCCAATGCAAGGCTCTTCACAAAAAGCATCTTACGCAAAGATTGGCTCACCAAATTCAGTAAATGTTGCAACAGTAAGTAAAGATTCCACTGTTAAAACTTCTACAACAGGTGATGCAACTAATCCAATGCAAGGCTCTTCACAAAAAGCATCTTATGATGAAAGAGATGAGGATGAGGAAAACCAGGGCGCAAAAGCAGCAGCACCAGTTAGTCCAAATAACTTACAAGCTAGGGGTGCAGGCGCAGCTCCTAACTATATAACAACCGCAGATCCTACTTCTGTAGTTAATATGAAAGCTTCTTCAGGCAATGTTGCCAAAGAAGACACAGAAGTTGAAGGAGAACAAGTTTCTGAGCGTACAGTGGTTGATGTTAAGTCTGAACTTAACTCAATCTTTGGTGACGATCTTTCAGAAGAATTTCGTGATAAAGCAACATCTATTTTTGAAGCAGCAGTAATCGCTCGCGTTAACTCTGAGATGGAAAAAATTAGTGAAAAACTACAAGAGCAAAAAGAAGCTGAAGTAGCTGAGCTATCAGAAGCATTA